ATTTTTGAGATGGCTTGCTTGGCATTTGAACTAGATAACATTCACCTGCTACTGAAAGGTTCAGTGCGGCATCTCTAAGCAATCCTGCTTGTCCACCGTATGCAGAATTTAATCGTGCAAGTGCACGCTCTGCTGCAGCCGCTATACGATCATCTACTAATTCTGATTGACGAACAGAAATTGGAGTCTCTGATGGATCATCAATTACTGCAGCATATATACGAATACGAGAGACAACGGAGGCAACTAAATTAAAAGCGTATTTAATTTCACCAATTGCGTCATAATATTCCCATGCTTCTGACTGCCACGCACTTGATCCAGCAGATCGACGAATTCTAAATTGCTCAAACTCACCCTTGTCATTGACTTTAATTTGAGCTGCTGCAGCTGTAAGAGTTCTAGGAGTTGAGTAACTTGCAGACTGTGCTGTATTAGTAAATACAGATGAAATTGTTGAAGGCTTTGGAGCCTGAATTATTTGTGTAGAACGAGAAAATGTTGACTTAGTTCTTTTGCGCTTTGGCTGGGACGGTGGAGGAGTAGGTTGATCTGGTGTGTCGTTAGTAAATAGACCCACGGTTACTCCTTGTCATCCTAGTTACGGAATATGAAGTCTTACTTATCTTCATATGCAGTCAACAGTCCCGCAATAGCAGATACAGCAAAAACTGTAGCAACTATATAAGTTACTGATGGAATAATGATAGCCGAAATTACGAACCCTGATCCTATCCAAACGCTAAAACACCACTCACAAGTAGATAAATAACCTAGTCGAGAAGACTCTGGCGGAAACTTACCCCAAAAAGCATTACGAAGGGAGGCTGTAATGGTATCCCTTGTTATCAAGCGAGTCACACGATAAGTGCCTAGCCCAAGAAGTAGAAACTGAAGAAGGGTCATATCTGTCATTCCATTGGATCCTCACTTGAGTAGACCGAACTATTCTGTCCGTAGGGGTTCCAAGCTCTTAATCTTGATCCGCAGCCGCAGCTGGCATCTTTGATAAAAGCTATGACCTTTCCAGATTCTGTTAAAACTGCTTGAAGCTTCCCGTCGACATGTCTATGGGTGTATTTCTCTCTAAAGACAAGTGTAGGACCTTGTGGAGAGTCTTGCGCTATCAAAATGCTATCGCCAAAAACAACTACTCGAACTCTATCAACTTTGCGGGTTCCTTCAGGTGATTTTCCAGGTATTGAAAGTTCATCTAACCCAATTGAATTGGGTGGAGCTATCCAGACTAGGGCTGGAAAAACATCCGAAACTGCTCTCAAGTATTTAATCCAAACTCTGTATATTCCTCTGGGATATAAAAATCATTCCAGCCCAATGCGTAACCTGCTAGTTGTAGGTCAAGCATAATTGGAGCCTCTCTAGAACTATCTTCAATGCTTGAATCAAAGTCCTCTGAACTTTTTACATGCTTTGCGCTCTTCCAAGCATAATGATTTTTAAGAGAAACTAAGGGGAAAGCCATAGGGTAGCTTGAGTTAGGGGCAGACATAGTCTCGAGAGATCGTGACTGAGGTCTTTTAGATTTTTTAGGGTTCTTCCAAACAACTACAACAAGCTCTGTATCTTTGTAAGTACCTGTTTTGGTTTTATAGAGTCTACTCATTGACTTAGACGCCTTGCCATAGCTCGGTAGGTAACCCCAGCGGCTTCAGCAATGGCTGCGGTAGGCACTCCACGATTTTTTAGCTGCCTAGCAATCTGAGTTAATTCATTGTTTGCCTGAGCTAGTGGGCTAGTAGGAGAAGTCTTTGCTCTATAACGCTTTGATAGGGCAGATAGCTCACGGAGTCGAATCCTTAGCTCTGGAGGGACGCCCGGAGAAACAGATCTGAGGCGAGGGGCATGTTTGGTTGGAACTGAGGTTGTAAGAGATTTAGGTGGGGGTAGAGGGAGTGCTCTCAACTGCTTCACGTCTGGCGCTCTACGAACCCAGAAATGAATAGTGGTCTTAGGCACAGCGGGGCTTAGAGAGCTTCCTATGACTCCTAAGGACCATCCAGCTTTCCACAGTCCGCGTAGGCGGGACTCCATCTCTGAGCGTGTGAGCGTAGAGAGGAACATAACCTCCTCTATGGGAAGTTTTGGTGGATTAAGCATGGTCCTATTGTACCGACTTTTTAAAGGGTGTACGAAAAGATAGTCTGCCTAATCTTGTACGGAATAGCTAAATATATGAACCTTTCCATATTTTGCTTTTGACCCCGGAGAAGGATATGTATGTTTTTGGCAATTCTGCAAATCGTTCCGGGCCTTTTTTCTAAAAAAATCTTTTTATTTTTTACCCCCTAAAAATAATCTTTTTTACTATAAAAAAACCTAAAGACAAAGCAAGGAACTAATTTTTTATTGTTTTTTAGGTTATTTTTAAAGATCTTTATTATTTCTTTTTTCTTAATCCTTTTTATTTTTTAATTTCTTAAAAGCTTTTTTTTTTTTTTTATTTTTAAACATTTAACTCTTACTCACTAGTAACTTACTTACTAGTAATTTACTTACTAGTAACTTATTGAGTCTTATAAACTACTCACTAGTAACTTAGTGGGTCTTATAGAAAAAAGTTACTGACTAGTAACCCTCTAAAACTATAACTAGTCATCTATAAAAAATCTTGTTTAGACTTGCAAAAGTGCAGGAAAGTAGGGTATCTTTTACTTATTGGAGCAAGGGGCTTCAATAACACAAAGGGAGAAACAAATGTCTTATGGAGTATCAATAACAGTTAAATACACAGAAACAACTTCAACAGGAACTATCACTAAAGAAACAAACTACAACTTCCATGTTGATACCGCATCAGGTGCAAGTGACTTAATCTCACAGACCGCAAAGAATGCAAAGGAAATGAATGCAGTTGTTCAAGAAGTAAAGGTCACAGAAGAGAACCAAAACTCTTATGAGAACCCTTACCGCAAATTATCAGACGGCGAAATCTTGGACTTACTCCTAACCAAGTAACCGCAAGACTTAGCCCCCCTATCCAAGGGGGGCTTTTTCTTTTTCAAGACACACCGCAAAAGCTTTTACTTTTGATCTTGACAAAGTGCAGGAAAGTAGGTTATTCTTTTCCTAGTGAGGTCAAGGGGACTTCACAAAAGGGAGAAATAAAATGACAACACTAGCAATGACCGCAACACTAGAAATCACTCCAGTTCAATTATCTTTAATTGAAATGGCGCTACAAATTGAAATCGATACTTACGGCAACAAAACTAAAATGCAAATGACTAGAGAACCTGCTCTCCGTATCTTCTCTCGTCTTATTGGTGACCCTCTACATCTTCCAAAGTTTAGAGGACTACAGGGACGCAAGGACGCTCTTGCAATAGTTAAAGACTTCCTCATGCAACTTGAGGACGGCAGGGCTACCGTAGTGAAGTAGCCAACTCCCTAGAGAACCCCCCTAGAAATAGGGGGGTTTTTCTTTTGGCGTGTTGTTGCAAAATGCAGGAAGGTAGGTTATTATTTTCTTAGTGGGAAACCAATTACCACTATAGGGAGAGAGACAAAATGAAAACAGCAATTAAATTAACAACAGAGGGCAAGGCTTCTTTGATCGACTTAACCGCAGATAGCAACGAACTTGTAACACTTCAAATGGCGGTAGGTGGATACATTGAAGCAAAAACTCTTGAAGGTGGTTACACACTTTTTATGAACGAAGAAGGAAAGTTAATGCAACTTCCAATTAACGAAAGAGCAACCGAAATTTGGTTAGCCAACTTTCCTAACTTCCCAGATGTAATTGTGGGAGATGTAGTTATCGCAGGTGGAACAGATGATGAAGGCGAGCAACTAGGTCTTGACTCTGACTATGCTGACCGCTTGTTGGAACTTTTTGCACAAGCATAAGAACTAAAGCAAAGAACCCCCTACCAAAAGGCAGGGGGTTTTTTGTTGTCTTTATTTAAGGAAGAACTCCAACGCTCTCACCTTGAAAAAGATAAGCCAAGACTTCTTCATCAAAGCAACCGCATTCATCAAGTCCCTTGGACTTTCTGAAAGCATTGATCGCTTCAACTGCTCCTTCTTCAAGACGACCAAACTTATCGTTCATTACTGAACTAAAGCCTAAATCACTCAACCGAAGTTGAACTGTCTTGACTGACTCGGAGTTGCCTTCATAAGCATTTACTTTTAATGCAGAAAGATAAACATACTTTTCAGGATTAGCTTGAAAAGTTGGGGCTTTCTTTTCTTTCTTTGGTTCTTCTTTTACTGCTACTGGTTTAACTTCTTCAACCTCTACTGGCTTGGACTCGAAAGAGAGCGCTTGCTCATTAGTTGAAGGTGCTACAGAACCAAGCAACGGCATAAGATTTTCTTGCTCGCTCATAGTCTCACTTCTTTTCTGTGGGGAAATTGCCAAGCCATTGTTTGAACTTAGCGTAGTGACTTCCACTACTACTAGTATAAGCGTCTTTACCTATGTGCCATGCTCTCCAAACCTCTCCACCTTGACTCATGTGGAAAGCAATTTGAGCATTTACAACAGGGTTAAACAAATCTGCATTATGGGAAAGATCAAACTTCTCTCGTCTATCCTCTCCAAGACTGTTTATCATGTTGATTTGGAAGATACCGTAGGAGTTATCTCCTGTGAGAGTGTTTCCATTGAAGGCTAGGGGGCGACCATTACTTTCTTTCTTGGCTATTGCCCAAGCTTCTTTTAGTTCTTGACCTTCAAAGCCAACTGCTTCTAAAAGCCACACCAACTCAATGTCGGTAAGGTTGGTCTTGTTTTCAAAGTAGGACAGAGGCTTAGTCTTTTTGACTGGCTCTAACTGAACTACTGCTACTGCTTGCGTTGCCACTTGCTCTGTTGCGACAACCTCTTGGACTTTATTCTCTACCGCTACTGCTACTGCTCCTGATGATAGAACTATCATGAGCGACAACAGCGCCAGCACCTTTTCAGGGGTCTTTAGAGTTGGGTTCATTTGGTTTTTCCTTTGTTAGGTTACGGGGACAAGGTTGCTAACTGAGCCAACCCGACCATCGCCTCTTAGGGGATAGCCTTACTTCAAGTGTCTAATTCGTAAATCTCCTTGTGTCGTTAGTTCTTACTGTATAAACTCTAGCATAAATGCAGGAAAGTCCACTCGTCAAATCCGCATTAAGCGTGTCTTCAAACTATTTTTTACGCTTAAAAACCCTGCTGAGCGTGCTAGATCTATAAAAATCCCTAAATGCCCCAAAAAAAGTGCAGGAAGGACTGTTTTTAGCCCTTCCGCACACTTTTAGAGACTTGCGAGCGCCTAGCGTCTTTCCCTTGCTGAAAGGGTTGCAAGAGCGATAGAACTTAGTCCAAGAGACAAAACAAGACTGTCTTCTCCTTGTAGTCCAGCAATTATTGAGCCTACGGCAAGTATCATAGAGATTACCGCAGTCCAAACAACTCTTTTTAGATCCATTTTTTACCTCTTTCTTTTTTTATTAGAAGGTTTCTTTTTTGGCTCTGCTTTTTTTCCAGTAGGACTCGTCCTACCAACTAGCCTTGCAGAAGGGTCTCTAGCCTCTACCCCTTTTGAATAGACGGCTTTTCTTGCAGTTCGGTAGGCAACCCCTAACTCTTTAGCGACTGCCTCCATAGATAGACCGCTCTTATAAAGCTTTACTGCTTCGTCTTGAATACTAGCGACTTTCAACTTTATCTCTCCTTAGTCTAGAGATTTCTCCTTCAAGAAATCTTATCTTTTCATTTTTCTTGTTTATTACTCGGTGCAACTGACCTTGCGCCCTGATACCAACAACCATAACAAAGCAAGAGCCAGCGAGCGCAATAATTATTGCGAGCATTGTTCCTGTATCTAAAACCATTTTCTACCTCCTTACGCTTCTAGGGTCTACCTGTTTTGTCCCCTGACAAAATCCACACTCTTCCGCATGGGCATAACCTAAAGCCCCAACTAGATTAGATACTCCGCAAGACCTCATCAACAGACAGGCGAACTCTTGGTCGGTAAGTCCTGCTTGTAAATCATCAGCCATTTTTAGCCTCTTCTTTTTCAAATTGAATTGCTTTATCTAAATCTATGTCGCAATAAGGGATACCCTTGTAAATTGTTATAGGTATCTCACTTGTATCTGCCCAGCAAACTTCGCAAGACTCCAACCCCGTGTATGGACTTGGGTGTTTAACTTTTTTACTCATACCAAAATCCCTTCTAATCCTTCGTCATTTCCAAAGTCGCTTGGACTTATTAAATCCAGCCACTCCCTAAATAAATAAACCAAACCTTCCTGCTCATTATTCCTTTTCTCAACAAGTCCCTCGTATAAGAAATAGGCTTGATCTTCTACTAAATCTTCATAGGTTTCATAAGCTTCAATAAGCCGTAACTCTTCTAGCGTATAGGTTGGCATTTTTACCCCTGCTCTTTAGTAAAGAGAAACGCAAAACCCGGACCATTACCTTCGGGGTCTTGGGATAAACATAAGCCTTCGCCATTATCGAACTCTAAGAAAGGAATTGGCTCATGGGCTGAAACTTCCCACCCCAACTCTTCTGCTTCTTCGGCAGTAGCATTTCTAACTTTTATGAGAGTCGCCCCTACGAGCGACCCCCACTCCTTCTCTAAGTATTTCGATAGGTCGCTCATGGGTATAACAAATCTAGGCAAAATTGGTTCATCTGCTCTGTTGGAACTTTGCACTCATCAGGTGTTGTTGCGTCATTAGCCCAAGCAAACAAACCTAGCAAGATAACGCCAACGGCAATTCGGCGTCTAATAAACTTTGCTTCTGTTTTCACTTTGTCCCTGCTTTCTGTGACTCCCTTAGCCACTAGTAGAACTTTACACTACTTTCCTGCTTTTTTCTACTTTCCTGCTTTTTCCTTCTCTTTGGCGTGTCGCTTGGCTTCCTCTAGCAACTCCTCGAAACTTCTAAAGTCCTGCTCGAAAGAACTCCAACTCTGTGCCAAAACTTTCTCTTTTCTTTTTGAGGAACTAATACGGCGTGATTTTTTAGTAAGTCTCTTTACAGTTCCGTAAATTGCACTATCAGGCAAACCCCACATTTTTTACCCCTTCCCTTAGTTAAGACTTAGTAGGGAGTCGTATTGTTTCCGCCCCTTGCAAGTTCTAGGCGTTCAGGTGACCAGCGACTTCCCCCTACTAAGTTAAAAGAAATAATACACGACTTCCCTGACATTTTCAAATTGACCGCACACGACACGCCAAGCCCCAAGTTCCCACACTTTTGTTTTTAGATAGAATAAAATTAAGACACAAGCCAAGAGAAAGGGAACTCAAATGGCAAGAGTAAAAGCAAGAGAAGTAATGATTTGGATAAATTGCTATCGGTGTGGAGAGCAATTCCAAATTAGACAGATAGATTATTACCGCAACCTAATTTGTAATGGTTGCTTAAAATGAATTGCCAAACCGCAAAATGGCTTTATGAGATTTACGGATACGGAAAAGCTCATGAGTGCGAAAAGTGTTCAAATTGAGAAATGCAGGAAAGTAGTGTATCGTTAAGCCAGTTGGTTAATCATAGGGAATAACCACACTAACAAAGGGAAACAAATGCCAGTTGCAAGTCGTGAAGTAATTGAGGAACAAATAGAAAACGCAGATAGAAGTCTTGCAGTTCTTTCTATCTTTGCTATGAACTACCACCTAGACCTTTCCAAATGGGAAAGCTTTGCAGATGACGCAGAGAATAATTATCTCGGTAACTATGGAAGTCGTAGAACCTTTGCAGAGAATTATGCAGACCGCATTGGGATACTAAACTCAGGGGGCAACGGACAAATAGAAACTCTTGCTCGTTATTTTAACTATGACCTTTGGGTGCATAACCTTTTCCAAGACGGAACAGTTTGGGAACATGAAGGTCATTACTTCCAAGCTCTTTAAGAAGTGAGAGTAGCCCCCCAAGAAATTGGGGGGTTATTTTTATTCTCGGTATTGAGTTAAGAGGTAAAAAGGCTCGGCAGTTTTATTATCAAACTTTGAAGATACGGCGAGCGCAGTTTTAATTCCTGATCTTGCATTAGTTAAAGTTCTTTTCTTTCCTTCTGATAAAGCATTAAGAACACCTAAAGCATAAGCTGAACCTGAACCTACCGCATAAGCCCCGACAGTATCGTGACACCAAGAGAAGTCTTCGCCTATCTCATAAACAGTTCCATTAACTAAAACAATTATTTGGCTTTCGTGTTCCCCGTCCTTTGAGTATGAGGATTCCTCAAAACACTTCTTAAGTTCAGGGATAAAGACGGCAGTAATAAACTTATCTAGTTTTACCCCTAGAGTCGAAACAGTGCAGACAGGTGGCTTAAAGACATGAGCCAACAAGTTAATAGCCCGCACATCACCAGCTACTCCAATTATGTAATTTCCATTCTTAAAAACTTTCCCATTATCTTTCGGCAGAATGTAACTACGCCCGTCCTCTTCTGAAACCCTAGAGTCATAGCCAATAACTGACCAGCCTTCACCCTGAACCGCAGCTATTGTTGTCACTTCAATCCTTACCTAGTAGTTAAAATTATCCCATAATTCATCACGCAAGGCGTATTCATACCTATCGGCAACCATAGAGTTTTTACCCCCTATGTCCTCACTTTCAATAAGTTTATCTAGTGAAAGAACCGCAGTGTATTCTTCGTCTTCAAACATGATTACTAACTTTGTATCTCCCTCGGCAGGATCATCAACTATAGCCACGACATACGGAGCGTTAGTTCCATTAGAGTGATAAACCTTTTGCACAATTTCCATACTCTAAAGAATAACCGCATCCAGCTTTCCTGATTTTTACCCCCCAAAAAGAAACCCCCCACTTTTCGGTGAGGGGCTTAGAGAGTTTTATTATGCTTCTCCCCATAGTTCTTCTAGGGTGTCGGGTTCATAGGGGTCGCCCATTTCTTCCTTCTCCTTTTCGAAAGTCCAAGCGTGTCCGCACTCGCACTTTACTTCTGAGGATACATTTCCCCAGTCGTCTGTCATAAAGTCTTCTTCCCAAGCCTTACCGCACTCATAGCACTCTACTTCTAGAGTTACATCTTCGGCGTATATACCTGAGCCCTTCATACTTCCTTCGCTCATTTTCTTTCTCCCTTCTGAGCAAGTGTTTTAATTCTACACTACCTACCTGACATTTTCAATAGGGACACTTCACCCCTGCTAGGGAGGCAAGGGTAAAGTGCGATAGGCATTGGAATACCTATCTCATCAGGGAGCGATAGGAAGGGAATCCGCGCTACTACCTGGACTCCTATTCTAGCACCTACGATTTACCGCAAAAAACTTTTTACCCCTCTTAACCATTAAAACAATCAGGACACTCTAACTCTCTAACCGCACCAGCTACTTCACTATTAACTTTCCCTCTTCCGTAACAAGTCTCGCAATTAGGGTCACCTTCATCTAAGACTCCTATGTGATTACAAACCGCTTCTACATCCCACCCGTAGTGATGCTTCATTAACGCCTTTGCACTTCTAAGACAAGCGTCTTCATACACTTCGCCCTTTTCTACATCTTCTTCTCTTACCGCAACACTTACGATCATAGAGAAATAATCTCCTATAAAGATTACATTCTTCGGTGTAATTAAATTATCCATAGACATACCTTACCGCTTTTTACCCCCAACAAACAAGAAACCCCCGCCATTTCTGACGGGGGCTTCCTTTAATTTATTACGCTACCGATACCCATTTAACGGCAGTGCTTAATACATTGTCGTAATCGCCTGACATACTTTCATCAAGATAAGCATTTATTTCTTCCTGAGAAACTCCTGCCTTTCTAAGTGCGTTAGCGACTCGTCCCATAATTGCAACGGCATTTCCGTCTTCGCCGACAAGTGCTACTTCAATCTCCGCATACTTTGGTGCATCAATCCCTATAAATTCTCTAGCCATTTTTCCCTCCTTTCGTCCCTAGTGTCTTTATTATACTCCCGATAACTCTAATTTCAATTCATTTACAATCTTTTCTGCTTCGTGTGCCGTTAAGTATCTAGCCATAGCCCTGATAACTACAATCGGATTAGCTCCTGCTTCCAATACTTCGCCGATCACTTTTCTATTAAACTCATACTTATCCAATTCTTTTTCCATTTTTACCCCTCCTCTTCTTCATCTTTAATAAGGGTGAATGAGAAACCTGCGCCAGTAGGCTCGTCGTGGCTTGACCGTGTTGCAGTAAGGACTGTGCCTTCGTGCTTAAACCGTAAATTAAAGTCGCCATTTATAGTTAGCGTGTTTAATACTTTGTCGAAAGAAACTATGGCTTCTCCACTTCTGTGTTGCCAACCCATATTTCTGCCAGTAATTCTTACGGTGTTCCAATCAACGCCTACTGCCTTGCGCCAGTTATTCATCATCTCTTTGAACAACCATTTAGAATCTTCCCAGCAATCGAAACAATAATCGCTAGGCGTATCGTCTTCGTTAGTGCAAGTGCAATCGCTAGTCATTTCTAGCGTAATCTTTTCTTCGGTGTTTATGCTCATAGTTTTACCTTTCCCTAGTTTTTATGAACAAGATAATTTTATCATACCTTTATGCAAATAGGGCTCTTTAACTCCGTATTCTTTTTTCCCAGCGTCCAGCTAAGAAACAATTACATCATCTAGCCAATAGCCCGCATACTTTTCTCCGTCTTTCATTTCATCATTGAAACTTTCCGCAAACAAGTCTCCCTCTTCGCTATCTATCCAGTTTTTACCCTCGGCAAGAGTATCGAAAGAGATATGAGCCCAAACAATTTCTACATCATCATCTTCATTTCTAAGTATTGCTATCGCTTTATACGGCTTATCTATGATCATTTTTACCCCCCGTAGTCCTCATCTGTTCCATACCCTGCGCTTGCAAGAGTATCTGCGTCCGCTTCTACATCACTCATCTGTGGGATACCTTCGTCCGTTACCCAATAACCTGTTCCATCTGCGTTCAGAGTATTTTCCTCAATAGTCCAATCCGCTTCGTCCCAGCGAACTTCGTCCGTCATAATCTTGCCGATTTCATCTATGAACCTCTGCATAACCGCTTCGGCTTCTTCCATACTGCTCGCCTTGATTTCTACTATTGAGATAGTTAGGTCTCGCCCCGTTGAGTAATACTTTTCTGCGCTCATCACGCTACCTCGCAATCGTGTCCGTATGCCCACTCGCTTGCTTCTATTTCATCTAATAAATCAAACACACGCTTACACTCAACGCATCTTGCCTTAGTGCTAATTTTCATTTTTATCTCTTTCCCTAGCCGTTAGCCCCTTGCTAACAATTCTTATTATACACGACCTTCCTGCAATTTCATACGATCCCCTGCCGTTTCTTTTTTACCCCTCGCCTTTTTACCTTGCCGTAGAAAGCAAAAACCCCCTGCTTTCGCAAGGGGCTTCTGCCGACTAGGGATTGTCTATTTGGTAAGAACAACTGTGAAAGTGCTTTCCACCTTAGTCTTAGCAAAGACTTCAGGGAAATCCAATTCCAACTTTTTCTTATCTACATCTGTGCGATTACGCTCGGAGATTGTAATTCTCGTTGCGCCGTTTAGTGTTCCCTTTTTAGCAACGCCGACCCATTTCTCGGTGCTACCAACTAACACTTTTTCCCAACCCATTAGCAAATAAATTGCTTCTGTGGCTTCTTGCTTTTGCTTTTCCAAATCAGTAATCGCTTCACGCAATCTAACTAATTCGGCAACTGTGGCTTCTGCCTTTTTCTTGTTCTTATCAAGCGAAATAACTTCACTTGTTGCTACAACTGTTGTTTCATCAACAACTGTCTTGATTGTTTTTCCAGCAACCTTTTTAGTGGTGCTAGTGGTGGTGCTTTTGATAGTGCTACCCATTTGGATACTTCCTATTCATTTCGTCATTTCCTAGGCGTTGTTGCCTAGTAAAAGAATAATAACCTACTTTCCTGCCTTTCGTCAAATCCAAACCTATCGTGTCGGGAAATTAGTATCCCTCGGCATAGACTTCCTGTTCCTCGTCATAGAGTCCTGTGTAAATAACTACCTGCCCCTCATTGTCGTATTCGTGTCCAACCCTTTTGGCTAGGTTATCCACAAGGTATTCGGTAGTAATTGTCCAGCGTGAAATACCAAATCCAATCCCAGCACCGATAATCATCATCAGTAAAGTGAAACCATTGAAAAACATTTTTACCCCTTATCCGTATTAGCGACAACTTTTTGTGCGATCTCTACAAAGTCCTCAGCAGCAGAGCTTTGGAAATACCACTCTCCGTTTTCGTAATTCTCTATTACCTCAGACCATTGTTCGTCCGTTAGTGTTAGGTCAGGCTTTTCTCCCCAACCCGAGCCGTATGACTCAATAATCTTTTTATCCCAATAAGCGACAATCAACTCGTCCTCGCCGTCATAACTTTTCAATTGTTCTAATAAATCTTTTACTTTCATTTTTACCCTTCCCCTTTGGTAAGGCACGCCGTTAGACGTGCCCTATAAGTTGTGTGACGCCGTTAGTAAGAGGCTCCTAGTTTGTCAGGATTATTTACTGCATAGTCCATGCCGTCATTGTATCCAGCATAATAAAGACTCTCTAGCCGTTCGGCTAAAGCCTTTGTTGCCTTGTCTATGTTAGACATACTCGCCTCAAAATACATTATTTCTTCGGCTTGTTCTTTTACATCTTTACGAACTTCTTTTTTTGTTCTCAATTTTTCTACATCACCCCCCCGTAAGTTTCTTTCCAACAATTAGGGTGCGTGCCTGTAAGCATTTGCTCACGCAACGCTTTATCTAAATCAGGGTAAGCCTCTTGAATAAGTCCACCAAGTTGCCTAACCAAAAAACCTTCCATAGGAACTTCTACTTGCCCGTAATCTCCACACACAAAACATTTTGGAGTTTCCACAATGTAAGTCGTGTTCTTTACCATTTCACCGAAAGCCGTCATTTTTTTCCCTTTCTGTTCGGTAAGTTTATTGTATCAGATTTACTATTCAATTCCAAGTTCTTGTCGGATAGTGTCTACCGCTTCCATCCACGCTGCTGCTCGGACTTCATTGAGGACATCATCGTTCACGAAAAGTCTGAGAAACTTCAACCATTGTTCGTTTGTAATCTCAACTCCAAGATCAGACTCTACATCTGACTTACACCAGACGCCCCAATGAACGAGTTCATTTTCGTCAAACTCTTGCGAAATAAACTCCGCAACTTGACCAGCCGTAAGGAACTCTGCATCTTCTTCTAATTCATCATCATCTATCTCTATGTCATTTTGATTTGTCATTTTATATCACCCCCTAAAAAACCTTGATTCTTTTTATGGCGAAAGTTCTTTATATTGAAAGTAGTGTGACCCGTAGCCTCTGCTATTTCACGGGCAGTTATTTTATTGTCGATAGCAAGGATTATTAGTTCTTGCTTTCTTTTTTTCAGGTCGGAATATTGTTTAGAAATAATTTCCAACTCGGTGAGAATTTTTACCGCAGTAGTGTCTACTGTTACTGACTTTGGTCTGCCCACTCTAAACTTCTGTGTAGATTTCACCTCACCTTTTTGAGTGAAACCAATAGAGTAACTCTGCTTTACTCTTTTATAGCGATTAGTTATTGCTTGACTGCTTTGATAACCTAGAGCAAGAGCAAGTTCTACTGCCGAAACTCCTCGCTCAATCTCATCTACAATCAGTCTGTCAAACTCTAAAACTTCAACCGCAGCTCTATTACCGCCCCACGCTTTCTTTTGGTCTGGTTTTAGTTCTAGCAATCTTTCGATTACCTTCTCGTCTGCTTTCATCAGCGAGATACCCCTTTCGTCATTTGGATAGTTATTATAGCATTTTTAGTGGTGGAAATCTGCAATAACCGCAAATTGTTTTTTCGGGTCTTTTTCTATTCTTTCCATAAGATAAAAAAGCCCCCCTGTTCCTGCCTCTAAATCCCAGATAGCACTATCGCTATTCCAGTAATCAGCAATCAAAGTTCCAATCCTTCTTATGTAAAAACCAACCATACCTAAATCAAAGTTATTTATTCTTGGGTCATAACTATCTATAACTTCACCTAAAGTTTTACCCTCTTTATCGAAAGCAGCTAAACTTTCTTTCATGTGAGTATGGCGATACTCGGAAAAAGTATTTATCCATTTCATAAATACTTCAGGGTCATTAGCGTAATTCAGAGCATTAGTAGGTTCATCATCTCCGAACATACCTGTCCAGCGACCACCAACTTCAGACCAATCAGACCAATCTGCTTCTTCTAGTCTGCTTTCAACTATCCCTATTGCTTCTTGGTGAGTATCTGCCTCAACCAAAAGTAATTGAACACAATGCATTTTTTACCCCTCGTCATTTTGTCTTAGGTCTATTCTACCAAAAATCTACTCCAAATCAAGAACCACGACTTGTCTGCCCTCAACTTGTGGCATTTGATTATTTTCAATCATGCAGACATTTACAAATTGTTCAATCAGGTATTGGCAAGCATGGTCAAAGGCTTCATCTGCTTGGTGATTGACCATGTCCAAATGCTCTCCGTCAGAACTGTAAACATCAAACCACGAATTGTTTTGCCAATCCAATCGGGGATAATTCCCAGAACTTGCTTCTGCTAAAGCTTTATCCGTAAGTAGATCATCAGGGAACTCGCTACTGTTTGTGTAAGTGCTACCCGTTTCCCTGTCCTCAATCTTGGTATCTCCGTCTACATAAATCGTGACTTCAAAATCTCCTAGTCCTACTTTGCAGACCGCTCCCTTTTCCCACCACACGCTTTCTTGGTGGTCGCCGTCAGGTGTGTTTCCATCAAGCCAAAAGAACTCAATCTCGTATTCCCCTGCCGTTGGCATTTTTACCCCTCGTTCAGTTTTTTCAAGAGCGAGCCTACTTGTTCCGTTGCTTCGTATTCCAAATCCATTTCGATAGGGTCGTCATAATTTAATGTTCTCCACCTGCCCTCATCATGATCTACTCCGTCCCATACCGGGCCGTTCTTAAACCATGAACCTAAAGCTTCGTCTGCCGATGCCCATTTTTTTGTTTCCGTATTAAAACAAATTAAGTAATGGATTTCTGCCATTACAAAATCTCTCTTGCGTCAAAGTTCGCCTTATGAACTAGGTCGCCGTATTCCTCTGCCGTCCAAGCCTCTGCTTGTCGTAGAGCCTCGTCCTTGCTATCGGCTTCCCATACTGTTCTGATACTTGCCGATACTACAACTTCGTATTTCATTTTTTCCCTTTCGTCATTTGTTCTTGTTATCCAATCCTATCATACCTATCCAAATACCCGTCAATACCAAATTAAAGTTTTTACTTCCTATGCTCTCTTTTTAATTTTTGAGCGTAATTCCCGGTAGGGTGCTACCTTTTTTTCGGAACTAAAAACTTCTAGTTAAAGGTGTTTAGTTTTACTGTGGTGCGGAAAATAAGTTATTCACTTCCGTCATGCTTCAGCTAATCCACGCTCACGACTACTTCGGTCTGCTGACTTGGTGGGGAACTGAAAACTTCCACACGATCTTGCGACCCGTTTCTTTTTACCCCGACAACGAAAAACCCCCTACGCAACACCGATTCCGTAGGGGGCTTCCGTTAATCGTAATCGGGGGGACACACGCACCAATAAGGACGATACCCGACCACGAAATCTCTTGCCGTTATCTCACGCCACGAACCTTTGCCCTGCCGTTGATAAAACTTTCTCGGCGTTCTTGCCGATAATTAAAGCAGACACACTTGGGTCAGTTATGTTCTCAACAACTTGGGCGTTCGCCGTTCCACAAATATGTTTAGCAGTTGAGCCGTTATCGCCAATCGGTAGCCATAGAACTGCTACGCCGTTCTTTGAGCAACGAGCAACCCACGCCTTTGCGTTCTCTGTTTCCTCATGTGTGTAGTGTCCGTCAGATACAACAACTAATAATCTTGCGCCCTCACCATTAAGTAGATTGAGTGCGCCGTCCAAAGCACGAAACGCTTTATCAAACTTTTCAGTTCCGTCAGGGGCAGAATAAACATTTACTTCTTTTAGTCGTTGCCCTGCTTTTAGAGTTGGGAAAACATCTGAACCATAATAAACCATAGCGCAACGACCCTGAACTCGGCGAACTGCCTCACTCATAATCCAAGCAGTAGAAGCCATTGGGTTCATAGCAGAACTCATTGACCCTGAAATATCTACCATTACGCCAACTGAAAGTGTTGGTTCATCTGTGTGCTTACGAACTTTTTTTGAGAAAGCAGTTGGTTGAGAATAAACTCCACGACTTTCCAAAGCCTTAGCCTCAATTACTTTTCTCATGTTTAATTTTCCGGGTGGAACAATACTTTTAACTTTAGTTATTCCACGCTCACGATACTTTGCTCTTTCTAAAGCCTTAGCAATTTTAACTGCGCTATTGCGTTCTTGACCATTAGGGCTTCGCTTCTCAACTAACTTAGAAGCAGTATGCGCTTCCCCCGGACCTGAACTCTTTGAGAATACTTGACGAGCAATTTCCTCATTTTTCTTTTGCTCTTTAGAAGTATTGGCTTTAGCAGTTGCGCTCTCTTTCATATCCTCTGATTGCTTTTGGTCTGCTAATTCATTGGCATTAGAAATAGAAATACTTTCGCTCATCTCGCCAAGCATTTCGCTAATCATTTCAGCAAAGGCTTCTTGTTGTTCTTGGGTTGGTTGTTCCCCTGCTTCCTCTGCCTTTTCACGAACTAATTTCGCCCACTCAATCGCTAGTGGATAGCAAGCAGAAATATCAGTATGAGTTGCGTGGTCTTGGAACTGATAAATAATTTCTTTTAATTTCATAACTAAATCAGAACCTAAAATCCCATTGACTTTATCTACTAAATCAAAGGCTTCTAATTCATCAAGCGACCCTGCGATAATTCTTGCGTGGCATAATCCAACTAAAGAACTAGCAGAACGAATTGTTGATTGCTCTGAAAATACTTCTTTGGCTTCGTCAATAATTAAACCCATAGCACTTGCTCGTAAAAAAACTTTTGCGTCAGCGTGGGTCTTAATACCCCATGCTTCTATGCGACCTTCCTCTAGCAACATCAAAGCCTCAAACTCATCTTGCTTTAGTGTCTTACCTGCTAGTGGAATATCCCATGCTGAAAACTTTGCGTGGTATGCCTCATGGCGAATTGCGCCAACTGCTTTAGCAAACTCGTATTGGTTCTTTCGCTTTGTTAAATCGTCAATCATGTTAGGTGTAGTGATTTCGCCAAAGGCTACTTTTGTATTTACTTCTACTTCTGCGAGAGCAGGTAAGAAACAAGCAGGTGCGCCTTGACCTGCTTCTGTTCCTAGTAAAGCAACTAGGTCAGTTCTATCAGCCCAAGTATTTACTAATTGAGTAATTTCATATCCAACTCCTAGCCAATCGCTAGGTGTCTTAATCTTGGAACGATTAAGTTCCTGTGGCTTTATGTGTGCCATGTCTTTCGTCCTTTTCTAATCGTGTGTCCTTACAAAACCTATCATACCATTTTGGGGGGGATAATCAAACTTAGGGCTTGGCGTGGGGTGGGGAACTTGGGAAGTGATTTTAGATCCTGGAACCAAAGCTTTAACCCTGCCCTGCGTTATTTAGTTTTATTTACCCCTAGTTATTTAGAGAGTGGGAGTAGAGATACCTAACTCCCACCCTCAAAGCCAACACTAGGTTCTAGGGAAAACCTAGATTTTCGCTGGCTTATGCTCTGCGCCGAACGCCCGAGCAATTACATCAACAACTACATCTCTATCTATTTCAGGTGCGCTCGCAATTAAATTAGAAATTGCGAACTCTGTTCCAAAGACTTCACTTGTATCTCTGAAACCTAGCAACTCACGCATTTGTGGCGACCATGAGATTTCAGCACTATCGCCTTGTGTGCGCTTGTATAGATTTTGAGCAACGCTAACCATTGTCGCTGGCACTCCTAACTTCTTTGCCAACGCCCAATCAGTAGTTAGTTCTGCTTGGATTTGGAAACGAGATATTAACGCTTCACTCATGCGAACCCCCGGAGCATTTGGGTTAGTAGCAGAAACTACATAAAAATCCTCATGGACTTTAATAGTTCCTCTTTCAGGGTTCATTGGAATTGTTATCTCTTTTCGTCCGTCCATTACTGAATAGACAACTGCTAAGGCTTTAGGGTCAATCAAACCAATCTCGTCAATAAAGAAAGGCTTTCCAAACTCAACTGCCTTAATAAATCCTGCGTCAATCCACTCAAACTTTCCACTTGGGGTCTGAATAAACGAACCATAAAAATCATTGGTATCAGTATCACCATTACCAATTAAAGTTATTACTTCGTCATTAGAAAAACTTGCTTCTACTAAAGCAGTTTTTCCTGTTCCCGGAACTCCATAGAAAAATGCGAATTGTGGAGAACCAACGCCCTCTGAAAAGAACTTCTTAGTTGCTTCTCTTGCTCGGCGTAGAACTGCTACATCAGTATGAACTCCCCATTGGCGAGTGAAATACTTTTGTCCATTAGGGCGAACATAGAACTCATCAGCACTCATGTTATCCACCTCAACTCCACTAGGGGTCATAGCACTAACTCGCTCTCTCGCTTTTCTTTTATCGCCACTTGCTCGCTCAACGCAACGACCACTTGGTAGAACTTTTGCGCTAAGTCGCAAAGAAGTATCCTCATGGACACTTTGGGTCAAGCAATCAGAAACGATATTCCAAAAATCGCCTCTTAAAGAAGCCAACTTGTCTTTGATAATTGTATCCATTTTTATTGCCCCCTAAGCAATCTCAACAGGAAAGCCAAGTGCTTTTCTGCTTTGGTTGATACGATAAACAACTTTGATAGGTGTTTCACCTTTGTAAATCTCAATTAAATCATTTTGAGAAGTTTCTATCAGAATTGGGTCATTTACTAATTGCCAATCACCCTCAACCAATCCTGCGAAAATAGAGTTCAGGTGTTCTAAACGCTTAGAAACATAAGTGTCTTTAAGACCTAGTTCTGCTAAATCTTGTGAGCCAACTTTTGCTAATTCCTCTGCGAACTGAACAGTTGTCTGTTGCCATAACTTCTTTGGCTTTTCTCTAGAAACAATCCTGCGATAAATCTTGGCAGGAACTAAATCACCTGACGGCGTAAATCCGTCAGGGGTAATAAACATTTCTGTTCTGTATCCCGATTTTGCGAACTCGGCATAAACAGAAACACCCTGAATTGACTTTTCTTTGTCTAGCATTGGTATCTCTTTTCGTCATTTACCTAATTCCCTACGAACTAGGTGTTGGGTCAATCTTACCATTTTCTATCATAGAAGCAAATTAGGCTAGGTGTGTCTTAAAAAAGGTTCTACCCCCACACTAAAATGACGAGTAAAAGTATGGGGGTAGAAATCTATGTTTCCAGTTCCTAAGAAAGAGAAGCTTTAGAAAACCCTTTCTATGAGAACTGAAAGTTATCAGTTCATATCGACTTCGATCAACTGTGCTGGAAGTTCGTCGGCAGGGGGTAAAACTTTGTGCGGTTTAATTCCGTACTTTTTAAATTCTTTTTTATACTTCTTTGAGTCACGACCCTCTGTAATCCAATCCGATATCAGTCGTGCAACCAAAAAGCGTTCCTCGTCCTTAGCTTCACGAACTAACAAGAAGTCCTCGTGTATCCAGTTTTCTGTACCAATCACCGTTATCTTGTCAGCGTTTCCGTAGTTTCCGTCAACATCAAAATAATGTATACGTCCCATGGGCACTCTCCTTTCCTCTAGCCGTTAGTCTACCTGCTGCTGCAGCGCTGTTACTCGTCTTGCCGTTTTTATTTCCGGGCATCTGGCCTGGATCCAAACTCCTCTTGCCGTTGAGTGGGGCAGGGTTTTACCCCCACCCCCTCGCCGTTATTCAATCCAAAGGTCTCCTCTAATGAACCCGTGTTCTTTCACAACTGCTACACCCTTCATGAATGCTTCGTCTTTTGTAGTAGCACCTCGGACTAGCGAGAAGTTGTGCTCGCCGTCTTCGTCCGTGTAGCCAACTTGCCATGCTTCCCATGCCTCGTTGTATTCCACCTTGACGGCTTGCCGTAAGTCCTCTATCTCGCCGTTTCGTAGTTCAATCTCAAAGTAGCCCTCGTTCTTAATCATGCCGTTGCCTTTGCTTTCTCTAGTGCTGGTGGGCAGTCGTCATAAAGATACTCTTCATACTCTTCAGGGTCTTCCGCATACTGTTCGCAGTTATAGCACTCAACACCAAGAGTTTCCCAAGCCGAATGGTTTAACTCGCCACCTTCTTCGGAAACCATCTCGCCAGCCTTGTAGATTTCAATACCCCAGAAATCACAACCAGACTCGTAATACTTATGTTCAATACTTAGTTCCGGGAAAATCTCTGACAGCGTTTTTGTTGTTAGTGTTGGTGGGGCCCAAGCAGAGTCAAACGAATAACTAATAAACTCATCTCCCTCTTTATAGTCATTCATATAAACATTGCCATAGACATCCCACTTAGTTCCCCAAGAGTTGATGTTGTTGTGATACCAGTCGTCTGGACCTTTGCTCTCAAAATCTTTTCCTAGCAATGATTCTGAATCAGGAACAGATGGTTTGATATTGGCAAGTGAGTAAAGAACATTCTCTATCTGCTTACCATCTTCATCAGTTATTGGTCTGCCAACAAACTCTTTTAACTTCTTGACTGCATCAGCGTTTCCACTAATGCTGATTGTGTTATCGCACCAATTAGGCATTGTGTTCCTCATGTTCTATTACAGACTGAGTAATCTCTAAACCAAGAGCCTCAATCGCTGTCCCTAAATCGTCAATCGCTTCATCTATATTTTGACGAACATCAAAGTAATCCCATGGATTCTCGTCAGTCTTTGGTGAGCGAATGTATTGCAAATCAACTGCACATGAAACTGCAATGTTAATTACCTTAATTGCATTCTCATCACCAGCCAAATACTTTTCTGCTAGTTCTTGATACATGTTTTCCCTTTCGTCATTTGTTTGGTCAAGCAATAGAAAATCTATCATAGAGATTCCAATGACGCAAGCACCTGAGTCAGGAGTTTCTTTCTTAACCAAAAGTTTTCATTTCCCCTCCAGGTCCCTGCACCTCCAGGTGGTTTTACGCTCAAAGGCCTGGGCGCTTAACAGCACGCCAATAACTTATTTTCCGGGCTGATGACCTTCTTCTGGTGTCCCATCTGAATTTATTAGTTCCCGGTGACCTGGTCATCAACGAAACTTGTTTGGGCGAGCGCAATTGAAAACAACTCGTTGTACTTCACCATTTGCTCAATGTCCTCCGTGAAGCAAGTGGCAGCGTGCTGCAGCAGATCTTCATCCGACATTATGTTTTCCGGGTCCTCGAGCATCACAGCTTCGTCGAACTCGAACTCTATCTTGGTGCGAATCTTCCTCATTCGATTTTTCCTATCCGTTAGTAGTTTAAAAATTAAGGAGACCAGACCTGCTACACAAAGCGCTAACCGTTAGCGACCCTGCAGGTCTGGCCTCCTATAGTCAAGCCGTCTTGCCCGTTCACTGACGCAGCTTAAAGGCGGGCCTGAATTCTTTTTTCCGGGCTTTCTAGCTTGCCGCTTTTTGATTTTCCTCAATCAGCGTTCTTAGTTGACTAGCCGTTGTTATGCTAGCAATGGCACCGACCAAATACTCGATACCGTTATCACCCCACTTAGAGCGGACCACATCAGCGAGCCGTGTTTCTAACTCCGACTGAATCATGCCGTCTCCAATGCCAAGTGATAACTTATAAAGGTTTCAAATGGAACGGGCGTGCCGTTGTGGATAACTAGTTGTTTCTCAAAGTCGACGGTTGTGGTGTCGTAAGACTCCTCGCCGCCAATGTCGACAGACAAGCCGTAGCCTGTTTCTGAATCCCACTGGTTACCGATTAACTGTGAGACAGCAATCCGAATGGCGTAGTTGTTGTCTTCCCATCGTGGCTTTGCTTTAGCAATTGCATAAGCAAGGTCCGCTAGTTTGGAGTCGCCGCCCCAATGTGAGTAGAGCACTACGTCATGCCCGTTTGATTTGAAATTGAAGTTTGTTCTTGAACCCAATTGTTTTCCTTTCGTCATTTAAATCCCTAGGGTCCCCTAGTAAATCTATTATATAACTATCCTAAGGGCATGTGTCAACTACTGACGCCGAAGAATTTTTGATGTCTTCTGGCCCATCAATAGATAATGTTATTTCCGGGGATCCAGATCTGCAGCTGTCAGGCGGCCAAAACGTTTTCACTTCCTGGCCATATGTATGGGAGATTTTCAGGTACCTCTGGCCAATGCATCCTGTAGTGCTCTGGAAATTTTCGAATCAAGTTACTTTGGTGTGAGACGTGGAAGTTTTCATTTCCCAGCCAAGATGGCAGCTGCAGCTCCTCGCTGTGCCCGGAAAGTATTAATTCAAATCGCGGCAGCATCGAATCGTTGTAACCTCTTCGAATCCATTCTTCGCAAATAACTTTTCCATACAGTGCAAGCGCTGGGACATGGTCCCTCCACATCACTGCTGCTGGATGATTCCTCCAGCCTCTGGTCTCACCGTTAATTGCTCTTATCAGTTGCCATGTCTCTACCCGTTGTTTACCTAGTCGGCGATAGTCCAGTACTTCTGCACTCCGTTCGAACTCTGCGTATGGCAAGAATGTTTGCATGTTGTCACTCCCTCATCCGTTTGAATATATAACCCTACCCATCCCTCGCCGCTAAATCAACAACCGTTAATAAATTCCTGCAGCTATCCCTCGCCGCCTGGAACAAACAAGCCGCGATGTCAATGCAGCTGCAGCTGTGATCAACGGTTATATTTTCCGGGCACTACCTCGCCGCTGTCAGCTCGAACTACTCCTCAGTAACTTGCCGTTTTATTTCCGGGTGCGGATCGGGCCCGAAGCTCTTCAGCTCGCCGCTGCCGTTATATTATATTTTCCGGGCTTGATGCAAGCACGCCGCCTCCGCCTGAACCACCGCCACCGCCAGCTCAGCACCAGGTGCACTGGAAACCAGGAACAAACAATCCGTTGTTGGAGGGACGGATCCGTCTTCGCGGGGTTGAGCCAAGCCGACTCAAGTTTGGAATCCCTCGCCGCCATCCAGGGCCGGGAGAAAAAACATTGTTATTTCCTGGTCCGCAGATCTGCAGCTTGAGCTCGTAACCGACCCGGTGATTCATTGCTCACGTTATTAGTTCCAGGCATCTGGAGCTACAGCTGCGGCCAACCGTTTGATTTGTTTTTTCCCGGCTTGTGGACCCGTTGGTCCCATTGGTCCTGTTGGTACTTTCTCATCCGTTAGGTTTCTTAAGGTTCATTAGTTCGCACTAGTCGTACAGGGTTAATTCTAAGTCTGTCCGTTTATCCACAGGCTGTTGTGGATCTGCGGGTAGCTGGTACCCGGAACTAACAACACCGTTTCACGATGTGGATCCTGAGCTCAGACGCTAACCGTTATATATTTGCGAGCGCTTATCCCACGCCGCTTTTGTTGAAACTTAAACTATCCCGCTGCGCTCGCCGTTTTCATTTCCAGGGCGATGGCAGCAGCTTCATTTGCCCGTGCCGTTAAACGGATGTGTTCTTCGCGGGACTTGGCTAAAGTTATATCTTCCTGAAGGCGGGCCGCTAGCTCATCGAGCTTCTGTAAGTTATTATTTCCTGGCATCTTGATCCGATCCGTCTTCTGGTTTGGGGGTTACATCTGTGATTGTATAAACTTCCGTGACATCCACGCCGTCATTAACAAGTTGAGTTGTTCGTTCCGATGCCACAGCTTCGAGCCTGGCGAGCCGTTCCGCAAGAACCTCTGCTGGGGAGCGGTCTGTGGTTTTGACATCAATGTTTAGTTCCATGCCGCCTCGGACTCCAGCACGGTCAAGGATTTCTGTAGCCGCTTTAAGTTTGACTGGTTCGGAGACAGCCGTCTCCATTAGTTCCTCAAGAACATCCACAGCGTAGGTGGAAGCCTGACTTATTTTTTGACGGGCAATCTCGACATTGTTTGCCGTCCGTCTGGTCGAGCCCAAATGAATACGACACAGACCGTCATCTTTGATTCGCCCACTGTTCCATAGTTGGCATCTTGTTCCATCCGTCTTGGTCATCCGACATCTTCCCGGTAATCCAAGTGGTGCTCGCTTTGCGGATTTCGGGCCGCCCTCTTCCTGTTCTTTTAACCAGTTGCGAGTTGCGCCCAACACCCAAGGGGGTGCAATCTTTAAAGCCTCGTCATCTAAAAGTAGATCGAGGCCCGTTACGAAATCTGAGTTTACATTTCCAGGATCTGACAACAGCTGTTTCTTGTTGTTGATGCTGATGAGCGCTCGCTCTTTATCCTGCTCTATTGACCTAGCTATAATAAGATTAGTGGCAGCGCCTGTCTGGTCGTCAAAGACTGGAGACCACTTCAGCATTGAACGCCGAAGCATGGCACGGTTCTCAAATGTGTCTTGGCAGATGCCTCGTTCAATTTCTATGATGCCGAGCTCTTCTAGGTTAGGCCGACGATCATATGGAGTTTCGACAATTGGGATTATATTTTCCGGGGTGTCTTCCTCTTCAAAGTATTCAACAATCTCACTCACAAACAATTTCCCATTTCTCTATGATAAAAACCCTGAGGGTTTTTTACCCCCAGGGCTTTTACCCCTTAATTACTTTTTAGCTTTTTTCGCTGCTTCGGCGGCTAGTTTTTTTCCAGCTTCCTTAGCAACACCTTCGGCGATACGGCCAAAGGCTGGGTCTTTCTTGTTCAACCAGCGGAGTGCGGTTGGGATGATGGAGGCCCAAAGTGCGTTGGCTACAAGGAGCCACTCACCTGCACCGAACTCGAGAGGTGACCCGATACCTGAGGTTTGCATGACGATCATTACTGCGCCAATAACTTGACCTGCAAGGTTACGGAGGTACGACTCGATTGCTACTTTGTTAATCACGAGTACTCGTTTCTACGGGGGTAAAAAGATTTGCCCCGTGATACATATAATGGCATGGGTTTGATTGGCCAAAAGTTTTTTGGGAAAGTTGTTTGAAACAGTAGGGGTCTGACGCTTTTATAAACAATAAACTGATTTTGAGCGTGTTTTATTAGATTTATTGCCCTACTTCATTATAGAGAATGTTGTACGAAAAAGTTAAAAGTATGTCTAAAAAAGTGCTTCCTGGATTCCCTAAAAGGTTTCTTGGTTAGGGTGTTTTGGTTTTCTCTTGTATTTCTTTTTGGATTCAACTGGTCGAGAAGCAGACGATCTTCGTAGTTCTAAAAGTCGCCTAAGTTCTTCTTTTGTCTTCTTAAACTTAAAATCCATTTTCCTGTTCTCCTATGAAGTTCTCTACTTTGGTCAGGTGAAAGCCCATTGTCTTTTCGCACTTGAACCATGTTAGCTCGATTCCATATTTGTCCCTAGTAGAGATTATTATAGAGAAGATTGTTTTTGGGTCTCTATAGATTTTCTTATAATTATGATGATGACATCTGGTTAGGGTTGACCATGTCTTGGGTTTTCTAGGATGCTCTGATTTCATCTCTTCTCCACCCTACAAATGATTTAACATATACAACTCCATAAGCAAGTGCAGATACAATAAAACCATACTGCTTAGTTTCTAAGGCATACACAATCCAAAGACATTCGCTGACACAGAGAATGAGCCAACCCCAAATGGTTTTTCTTCCCACAAAAAAGATTCCTGTGACACCAATTATTGCCAATACATAGGACCAGTACTCCATTAAATATCCTCTACTGCTTTATCAAGTTTAAACTCTTGACCCTCCACATAGGGTTTGTCATTAAAGCCGTTAGCATCTGTAGCCGTTTGACCAGTGAGTATATCCATGGCATGTCTAAGTCCTAGGGTGTAAAGACTTGTATCTGCTTGTCCATAGACAGACTCCCAGTAGTCGATCTTCTCTTGGAGCTTTTCTACTTGGCTATCTTGTAAATCCATGGCTGCTTTTTTCATGGCAAGGTAGATGTCCAACTGAGTATCTGAGTCAAACTTCTTTTGGGCAAGTAAAGAAGTTAGGGTGTTGAAAATGGTTTCTTGAAAGTTTTTATCTAGTTCGCTCATGAGGCAACTCTACACTTCTGACAAACAAAATCATCGTAGCCAATAGAGCCTTCAGTCTGCTTTAAGGTTTTATCTGAGTTAAAGACTGCAGGGATGATTCTGTCTTGTTCTGTTGTGCAACCGCAGAGAAGGCAGGTGCGTTCTACTAACCATTTTATTGTACTATTTTCAACTTTAGATAGAGCCCTAATACCTCTAGTTAAAGCATGAAGTTCACCTGACCCAGTAGTCTTCTTTAGGAAGTACTTGGTGTTAGAGACTTCTAGTACAGGTATCAACCTGCGACAACTACAACTCTGTGCATTAGGAGTGCATTTGAATGGTTCAGTTGGATCGCTCCATTTTAAGATAGCAACAGGTTTTTCCCAACCTATTGTTGCTGCAGCCTTGTGTCTATCCATAGCATGACCACAGATACAGATTCTTCGATCCACCCCTTGTTTATTTACTAGAGATGTATCGTGTGTATCTATTTCGTGAGGATCTATTCCCATGTCAGCCAACATATCTAAAGCTGGGTTACTCATTGAAGCCACCTCTCTGTTCTTTTAGTCTTTCAACAATGTCAGAAAACTCTGCTTCAGTCTGAGCCCTATCGTGCATCTGACCAAGCATCTCTTCCATAACAATCATCTTTCGCTTTGTAGCATGACGCTTCATAAGAAGCATTGTCGTATACATCGACACTAGAGTTGTTAAACTGCATGTCGCACCAATTAAAGCCATATCTAAAATAGTCAGGCTCATTGTCATTTATCTGTCCTTTCGTCTTTTTTGTTTATTGTATAACCTTCTTCATCAAGTGCCCTTAGCATTGCCACAACATCGTCATAAGCAATCTCGGACCATTTTTCTATATCCGTTGGTATGTTTCTAGGAAACCACCGTTTTAGTAAACCCACTGCTGCTGTCTGAATTATCTCAAACTCAACAGCATCAGCGAACTCATCATCAGAAAGATTGCTGACTAACTTAAGATGATTGGTTACATCACTTGGTTGATTCATCATCCACCACATCCGAAACTAACTCCGTCCATGTTTTTTGAACACTCAACAAAACTTCAACATCTGCTTTTATAGAATTAACTGCCTTCATTAAAAGGTCAATCTTTTTCTCAAAAGCTTTGATCTCTTTTTCCAAGAGCCAAATCCTTTTCTCAACTTCGTCCATCGTCTCTCCTTCGTTACAATAAACCTATAGCATCTATAATCTATAGTCAAGCAATAATACTTGTCAATACTATACCACTATATTACTATATTTTACTATAGTGGGTATGTAGGACTATGGATTTTGATAGGTCCGTAGCGCACACATACACGCGATGTAAAACTATAACTCTTTCAAAATATTTAGTTTTTTCTGACCGCATGTTTTTTAGAGCTTTTACCCCCTCTTTTTTCTAGTTTTAATTTTGATCTATTTTAGACCCCCTAAAAGGGAAAAGTCAATTATATCTTTAAAATACTTTAAAATTATTTTAGAACCGCATGATTATTAAATTATACCTCTATAGAGGGTATGTAGAACTATATTTTTGGAAAGTTTCGCCTAGGAAAAAATTAATTATTTATCGCCCAGACTTGACAAAAAGTATAGTCCTACATAAGCACTATAGTCTTATAGTCAGTATTTAGGGTAGGTAGACTGTCTCTTTATGATGCTTGACCCTGACCATAGGGTCGACCATAACCCTATACCCAGCTCTCCTAGCATTGTTGCAAAAAGAGTAATCCTCCCCAACATTGCACTCAAAGTCCACTTCGTCCCATTTGACCCTATCAATCAAAAACCATGGCCTAGGGGTATTTTCAAATACCTCAGCCTTCATAGCCACAAACCCAAATCCAACTCCCCCTACCTCTAGGGGTTCAACATCTAACATAAACTCGCTCCTATTGACCTTCTTAGGGCGACCCTTCTCATCTAACTTGTTAACTGCCACCGTCCCATCAGGAGAGGTCTGGTAGAGCCCGGAAATAATATCTAGGGGTGAGTCCAACAGCTTCAGGAAATCACCTACCTCCCATTCGATGTCTGAATCGATCCAGAAGATTTTTTCACAGCTGAAGGCCCCGGAACCAATAACCCGAGTTTCCCAGTTATGGCTGTAGGTGTCCGTTGCTGTAAGTTCTCGAGCACTTGGCACAAAGGATGAATACTTGTTTAGCCAAATGTAGGACTTACCCAAACGATCTAATTCAGAGCATGTAAGTATTAAACTTTTAACATACTCAGCTTTCATGCTATGGCCGGGAGTTGCTATCGCTACATCGTAATGGGGTGTCGTCATATATCGAATACTACATTATGCGACTATTATTTGACTATGCAAACACCCCAACAAGAACCCACAGAAGTAGAGTGTTCTTGGGAGGGTTGTCCTTCTCACCAAACTTTTACCCCAGCAAGAGCCATCACAGTTCATTGGCCAAGAGCGATACAGAAGGTAAGATATTTTCATTCAACAGAGTGCCTATCTTCATGGGCTCAAAGTTTTCCATCAGGACTATTGATTACTGGAGAGGATTCAGTTAATGTATAACTTGTTTCCTAATAAATATGTTTGACAAACAAACCAATACTCAAGAGGTAGCAGAAATGGCTGCCAAACTTATTACTCAAGGTTACATGGTTCAAAAAATTTGTTGTGGCGAGTGTGATCAAGATGACCTTCTAGTTCAGGTTCACACTTGCAATCCTCACAATTACACACATAATTGCACACCTAAAAGAAAGAAGTAATAATGTGCGAGAACGTTGCAGTAACTTGGAGTCAGTACGATACAGTAAGAGATCAAATAGAAAACGATGTACGACATAAGATTTATGATGAACTTAAAGAAGTAATCGAATACTCTAAACTTCATAAGCTTTCGGATCAGTTTATTGCGGGACTTGAGTG